TTTTTAGAAGGAATTTCTACAGCAATTTCAGAAGTAGAAAATCAGCCAACCGTTGAAACTATTCCTGTAATGCATGGCAAATGGATTTTTAACGTGAAGAAGGGATATGGCACCATGAAATGTTCAGAGTGCGGTACTGCGTTTGCTCAGCAGATGATTCCGTTTAAATTTTGTCCCAATTGTGGGGCAAAGATGGATGGTGAAACAGAGGGAGGAAAATAATGACTAAAAGTGAGTTGTCGCAGTATTACTACTTGCAACGTGAAATTGAGCGGCATAATGACCGCATTGCAGAGCTTATGGCAAAAGCTGGATACCAGTCCCCTTCCATGTCGGGTATTCCGGGATCAGGAGCAGTATCGGACAAGGTAAGCAGATACGCCTCGGAAATTGCGGATATAATGTCCGAAAGAAGACGGCTTATTGATCGCAGTTGGAAAGAGCTTGCAAAGATACAGCGGTACATACTGGGCATATCGGATAGCCTGACGCGGCAGATATTTGACCTGAGGTATGCCGAATGCAAGACATGGCAGCAGATCGCCAATGCAGTTGGTGGAGGTAATACGGCGGACAATGTGAGAATGATTCACAATAATTATTTGATTCGCCATTAACTCTTTCGTTTTTTTCGGTTTTCCTGTGGTAAAATAGTATCATAGGATATTGTATAAGGGGCTGTGCCAATTGGCATGGCCTCTTTCCTTTGGGTGTGCATCACGTTATGCCAGGGGCGGGGGCTGTGATGATTTTTTCAATTGAGGTGAAACATGGCAATTGTTCAGCGGAAAAAGCGAAAAAAATTTAATATTTTAAGGGAAAATAAGGACTTATCTTCGATTTATCCGGATTTGCCCCAAGAAGATGAATGTTTCAAAGTAATTTCCTGTGGTGGATTCAGCTCAATCGCTTTTATTTATTTTGTGTCTCAAAAATCTAAAATAAATTGGATGTATGCAAGCTCTCTACGCATTGGGAGAAAGCATCTTATGGCGCTGGACATGCTCCACAAACGGGGGAAATTAGGTTATTGCAAGTTTGTTGTAGGAAAAATCATGGAGCAGGATAAGAGCCAGAAAGTAAAAAAATATCAATACTACAACGACATGGAATCCGTATGCCGTAAAAATGGATGGGATTACATGGCGATAAATAATCACAGCAAAGTAATATTGTTTGACACGGATTGTGGAAAATTTGTTTTGGAAACTTCCAGCAATCTTAACGAAAATCCAAGCATCGAGCAATTCAGTTTTGAAAAAGATCAAGAATTATTTGACGATTATCTGGAAGCGTTTGGAAAAATATTTTCTGAAAAAATTGGTGAAGAAATATTGGAAAAGAAAGAAGGAGGATAATAGAAAAAAGTGGCTACAAAAAAGGACGAATTGACTCTTGAAGGACTAAATCACAAGCAGCACCAGGCAGCAATTTTGCTGGCAGATCCAGCCTATACAGGAAACATCACTGAATTGTGCGAGGAAATAGATGTTGCACGATCTACTTTTTACCGCTGGATGGCGACATCGGAGTTCAAGCGCCATGTGGAAAAAATGATTGATATATATACAGATGCCGAGCTTTCCCGAGCATGGAAAGCATTGATGCAGCTGATCGATTGTGGGGACATTCAAGCGATCAAGCTATTTTTCGAGTTGAAGGGCAAATATAGAACAGGGGCAACGGTAACAGAAAGCGATAAACTTGATAGCCTGATTTCTGCCATTAACGAGGTGGATTGATGGAGGAAACGCATTTCACGGAAAAACAAAAAAAAATCGTGTCCATGTTAAAACACAAAAAATTAAAGCGGATCAATCTGCTGGAAGGATCTGTGCGATCCGGTAAAACGTGGATCTCTCTGCTTGTATGGGCAATGTGGATTGCTAACCGCCCGGAAGATGGAAACTATCTGATGTGCGCCAAGACGTTGACTTCCCTGCGCCGCAACTGCTTAGAACCGTTGGTTGATATATTGGGATCTGCCAACTTTTCTTACTCGATTCCGGCCAAGGAAGGGCGATTGTTTAAACATCGGATCTATTTGGAGGGTGCGGCAGATGCACGATCCGAGGGCAAAATCCGAGGGTTGACGTTAGACGGTGCCTATTGTGATGAGCTGACGCTATTTGCGGAGGAATTTTTCTCCATGCTGCTTTCCCGTCTTTCCCGGCCGGGGGCGAAGCTGATCGCTACCACGAACCCGGACAGCCCATCTCATTGGTTGTATCAAGACTATATTAAGAGATCGGAAGATCTGGATATGCTGATTGAGAGTTATACCATTGATGACAATGACACGCTCGATCCGAAATATGTTGCAGCGCTGAAAAATGAGTATACCGGTGTATTCTACGATCGATACATATTGGGGCTATGGCGACAGGCAGAAGGCCTTGTGTATCCTATGTTTGACGCGGAAAAGCACACTGTCAAGAGCGTGGACACAAGTAAGCCGGGGCAATGGTATATTTCCATCGACTATGGCACCCTCAATCCATGCGCCATGGGGCTGTGGTGGTTTGACGGGATTAATGCGGTGCAGGTGTCCGAGTATTATCATGATGGACGTAAGACACGCAGACAGCTCACGGATGAGGAATACTATTCGGCGCTGGAAGAATTGGCGGGGAAAAGGCAGATCCGGAATGTAATTGTGGACCCTTCCGCCGCCAGCTTCATTGCCTGTATCCGCAAGCACGGACGTTTATCGGTTCGCGGGGCTGACAACCGGGTATTGGATGGGATCCGGCTGACTGGTTCCCTGCTGGCATCGGAAAAAATCAAAATTGCGGCAGAATGTGAAAATACCATAAGAGAGTTTGGCTTATATTGCTGGGACGAAAACAGCACGGGGATGGACAAGGTAATCAAGGAAAACGACCATGCCATGGATCAGACCAGATATTTTGCAATGACAGTAATGCGGAGACATATAAGAGGGCTGGCAACGCCGGTAATGGAGGATCAGGAGGATGTTTGATGGCTTTAAATCGTTTTTGCGGCAGGTGGTGGGGAAAATGACAGGATGGGGAAATATCCGAAAAGCAATGGCACAGGGATCCGGGAGCGGAATTACCGCGGCGATATCAGAGCAGATGGAAAACGCCATGGAGCAATGGAGCAAGATGTATTCCAACAATGCCGACTGGCTGAGTGACAATTGCAGCAGCCTTAATCTTCCGGCTACAATTGCATCAGAGCTGGCGCGGCTGGTAACGCTGGAAGCGGAAGTATGCGTGTCGGGATCTGCGCGGGGCGAATACATCAATGAGCAGATGCAGCCGGTATATGATAATCTTCGCCGGTATACCGAGTATGCCTGCGCTCTGGGTGGCGTGATCTTCAAACCGTACATTTCAGAGGGAGAAATTGTCGTGGAATGTGTTTCTCCGGATAGTTTCCTCCCTACGGCATTCAACAGCCGTGGAAATATCACAGGAGCAGTATTTTCAGATCGAATCTATCGTGGACAGCTATGGTACACCAAGCTGGAACGTCACGGATTCGACGGTGGAAAATATCATGTGACGAATCGGGCATATGTGAGCGATCAGAAATCCCAGCTGGGGCGGGAAATTGCGCTGGATGCCGTGCCGGAATGGGCAGATCTGGAACCGGAAAGCTGGATTGACGGTTTGAATCGTCCACTGTTCAGCTATTTCCGGATTCCCAATGCCAACCAGATCGACAATTCTTCCCCTCTGGGCGTTTCTGTGTTTTCCCGGGCAGCAGATCTGATTAAGGAAGCAGACAAGCAATATAGCCGGATTTTGTGGGAATACGAAGGATCGGAACTTGCAGTGGACGCTTCCATGGATCTGTTTCAACGTGCAAAAGACGGAAAGTTAATTTTTCCAAAAGGCAAGGATCGGCTCTTTCGGGCGCTGGATACGGACATGGGCGTGGATGGAGGCGTGCAAAAGTCATTGCAGACATTCTCCCCTGCTATCCGTGACGAGAGCCTGTATAATGGTCTGGAACAGCTGCTTAGGCGGATCGAGTATAACTGCGGCATGAGTTATGGCACACTGTCTAAGATTGAGGACACAGACAAGACGGCAACAGAGATCCGATCCAGTAAGCAACGGCTATATGCCACCGTCACTGATATTCAAAAATCGCTGGAAGCAGCGCTTACCGACCTGGCAGAATGCATGGATCTATTGTGCACCCTCTATTCCCTCTCCCCTTCCGGCAGCTGGGAACTTTCCGCAAAGTGGGATGATTCCATTGTTGTGGATTCCGACACCGAGCGGCTGCGGGATAAGGAAGATGTGCGGGACGGCATTATGCAGCCATGGGAATTCCGCGCAAAATGGTACGGAGAAGACGAGGCCACGGCAAAGGCTATGGTGGGAGCGCAGCGGACGGATGATGAATATATGGGATTTGGCGGGGGCGGTGATGCCTGATGCTGACTCCGGCACAATTGGAGGCAATGCCCTATGAAATCCAGCAGCTTGTGGATCAGTTAGAGGATGATATCTTGTCTGATATGGCCAATAGGCTGGTGCAGACGGATTTTGACAAGGAATCTTTTGCGTGGCAGATGCAGAAGGCGCAGGAGCTGACTAAGACCCGGGAAAGCATTATCAAGATTATATCCCGCAAAACAGGGGTCATGGAAAGCACCATTGAAGATATTTTAAAATTTTCGGCCGTGGAAAGCCTAAGCTTTGACGCGGCAATCTACTCAATGGCCGGGTTAAATCCTCTGCCCATTGTACGTTCTCCGGGATTCCAGATGCTTCTTCGGGCGGGGATTGAAAACACCAAGGGCGTGATGAAGAACTGGACAAGGACAACGGCAAACACGGCAACCAAGCAATTTGAAAATGCGCTTGACCGAGCATATATGCAGGTGGCTTCCGGGGTATTCTCATCCTCTACGGCGGTTTCCCGGGCAGTGAGCAATCTGGCAAAAGAAGGGCTGCAATCGGTGGTATATCCGTCCGGGCATATTGATCACATGGATGTAGCCGCAAGGAGAGCCGTCCGCACCGGAATTGCGCAGACAACCGGGGCACTGCAAAATCAGATGGTCAAGGAGATGGGATGCGACCTGATGGAGATTACCTCCCATCTGGGAGCAAGGCCGAGCCATGCAGCGTGGCAGGGCAAAATTGTGAGCCTTAGCGGAAAACCGGGATATCTGACACAATCTGATATCGGATATGGTACAGGTGCGGGATTCAAGGGCTGGAACTGCCGTCATGACTGGTATCCCTACATCGAGGGGATATCCTTCCGATCGGCGGAGAATTTTGACCTGGAGGAAAACCGAGAAGTGTATGAGGCCACCCAGAAGCAGCGGGAGCTGGAACGCAAGGTACGAGCTGGGAAACGAGCCTGCCTTGCAGATCAGGCAGCACTTGACGGGGCGAAAACACCGGAAGAAAAAGCGGCGCTGACGGATCAGTTGAAGCGGGATGGGATGTTGCTCAAAGAGAGAGAGAATAAATACTCTGATTTTACAAAATCATATCTATCCCGGCAAGGCGGGAAAATGACATTAAACCCGGTTCGGCGGGAAGTAGATGGATTTGACAAGGTCATGGCGAAAAAAATCAAGGAAATGATTGCAAAAGAGGTGGTGTAAATGGCGAAATGCAGCGGAAAAAAGAAAAAAGGAAGGTGAGGTGATCCGGTTATCTCGACCTGAGCAAGTCGTTAAACTGCTCTATTTTTATATTATTTTGGCCTGCCGTGCGGCCTAAAATGCGCGGGAGCTGGTGGACGATACCACCTAAAAAAGCGTAGCTTGAAAGGGAAAATTATGAAAACCGAAGAACTGAAAGCACTAGGACTCAATGACGAACAGATCTCAGCCATTATGAAGCAGAACGGGCAGGATGTTGAAAACATCAAAACCAAGTATGCCGATTATGAGGACGTAAAAAAGCAGCTGGGAGAGGCCGGTAAAACCATCGAGGGGCTGAAAGCCAGTGCCGGGGATGCCGATAAAATCAAAAAGGATGCGGATGACTGGAAAGCCAAGGCGGAGCAGGCAGATAAGGACGCAAAGGAGAAGATTGCAGCCTTACAATTTGACTATGCTCTCAACCGGGAGCTGGAAAAATCAAAAGTAAGAAGCACCAAAGCGGCACGGGCATTCCTGGATATGCAGACGTTGAAAATGGATGGTGAAAAAATCACCGGGCTGGAAGATCAGCTGAAAGCACTGAAAGAATCGGAAAGCTATCTTTTCGAAGATGACAAACCCACGCCCAAGTTTTCTACCGGAAATTCCGGAAGAGTTGAACCCACATCGGATGCGGCAATCCGGGCAGTAATGGGGCTACCGCCCGAAACAAAATAAAAATTAAAGGAGAAAAAATAAATGGCAAACACCATTGCTAAATTTAAGAAATACATTGATTTACTGGACGAGGTTTACAAGGGCGCGTCACTCACCTCCGGACTGGATTCTGACGCCACACTGGCGCGGCAGGGGGCCAACGCCAACGAGATTGTCATTCCCAAGATTTCCATGGATGGATTGGCGGACTACTCCCGAAGCGGCGGATATGTCTCTGGAGACGTTACCCTCACCCATGAAACTGTACAGTTTAACTACGACAGAGGCCGTTCCTTTACTGTGGACGCCATGGACAACGAGGAGACTGCGGGCGTGGCATTCGGCAAACTTGCCAGCGAGTTTATCCGTACCAAGGTGGTACCGGAGCTGGACGCCTTCCGATTTGCTACCTATGCAGGTACTTCCGGCATATCTACTGTGACTGGTGCTGATCTGTCCACGGGTGCGGATGTGCTTTCCGCTCTGCGGGCGGCCACCAACACCATGGACGAGAACGAGGTTCCCGTTGAGGGACGTCGGCTGTTCATCACCCCCACACTTATGGGGCTTGTTCAGGATTTGGACTCCACTAAGAGCCGTGAGGTTCTCAGCCGGTTTTCTCAGGCTGTGTTGGTTCCCCAGAGCCGCTTCTACACGGCAGTGGAACTTAATGACGGCACCACCACCGGAGAGACTGGCGGCGGTTTTGCCAAGGCTTCCACCGCAGTAAACATCAACTTTATGATCATGCAGCCTAACGCTCTGGTTCAGTACACCAAGCACACTGTCAGCAAGGTATTCTCCCCTGAGGAGAACCAGAGTGCCGATGGCTGGAAGTTCGTCTTCCGCTCCTACGGTCTGGCAGATGTGTATGATAACAAGGCAACCGGAGTCTACCTGCACAAAGCGGCGGCTTCCGCAGGCTAAAGCAAAGAGAAAAGGACTTGAAATGGCCGGGGAGGAATTGAACTGAACCGGCCTGGAAAGGAGAGTAGTATGGCCAGAATCGTGGGCATTGTGTATCCGAAGCAGGAGCCTAAGCAGGAGCCAAAGCAGGAGCCCGAAAAGGAGCCTAAGAAGGATAAAGATAAAAAGGCATAAAACCACAAAGAAAATCCTAAGGAGTGATATGCGTGGCGTGGGTGGAGTGGGATTACTGGATAAACGAGTACCAGGGAGAAGAAATGGAGCCAGAAGAGTTTAGCCGTCTGGAAGCAGCAGCCAGGCGCTATGTTGACCGCCAGACCTTCGGGCGGATTGATCCGGAGAATATCAGCGATTCCATTAAAAATGCCGTGTGCGCCGTGATAGAGGCCATGCAGGTCAACGCAAACGGAGGCGGAATTTCCTCCGAAAGCATCGGGGAATACTCTGTAACCTATGTTTCTGGCATTTCAAAATCCAAAACAGACGGCCAGCGGATGAGAGACGCACTGGTAATGCATCTGGGAGACACCGGATTGCTGTATAGAGGGGGTACATCATGTTAACCAATACAGATTTGACGATTTTCCATCTGTCAATTGATCAGCTTACGCATGAAGAAATCTGGGTAAAAACGGTGATCCGTGGCGTGTGCTGGCAGGATAAGACAGCAATCCGAGCAGAAAACGGCGGCGTTAATGCGGCCGGATACGCCAATATCTATATTCCCACAGGTTCATGGTTCAGCGCTTCGCCGCCCTGCTCCTGCGAGGACAAAGTGTATCGGGGAATTGTTGCCGGATATGCGGTACCCAATGATGCGCTGACGGTGACCGCCGTATCCCATAAGGATATGGGGAAAACTGTGCGGCACTGGCAGGTTACCGCCCAGTAAGGAGGACGCTATGGCAGGATTTTTCATCAAGTCAAACGCCGAGCTGCTGGCGGCAAGAGGACTGGAACCGGGTGGAAAGGCGCAGATGTTTTTGGATGCACAGGTTGTAAAGGCCACTGAACCCTATGTGCCGATGGACGAAGGAAATCTGAAAAAGGCACTGGGCACGGCATACGGATCAGGAGAGGTGCGCTATAATCTCCCCTACGCCCATTACCAGTTGCATCATGGACGGAATCCAGGGACCAGCATTCACGGAGCATTGCGGGGTCGGAAATTCTGGGATCGAATGAAATCTGACAAGAAAGAGCAGCTGCTACAAATGCTTGCCAAAATGGTTGGCGGAAAGGCTGGAAAATAAATGAGTACACCTAAAAGCATATTGGAAGGGCTGCGAGATTACCTGTATACCTGTCCCCTGCTGGCGAACGGCAGAATCCGAATAGAATATCTGGGTGCAAAACCCAGCGGATATTCTCTGGAATCCACTCCGGCAAACCCGGTATACAAGCAGTATGCTTCCGGGGATTATCTGGGGCAGCTGCTGTTCGTGCTGGCTTCCCGCGAGGAATACGGTGCAGAGGATCGATTAGCCATTGAGAGCAGCGGATTTTATGAGCAGCTTTCCGGCTGGGTGGCGGAGCAAAACAGTTCCGGGATTTTTCCCGATCTTCCTGCCGGAAAATATGCCCAGCGGGTGGAGCTGACAACACAGGGATATGCATATACCAACGACATCAAGACCGCACGGTACCAGATACAGGGGCGGTTGATTTATTATGTGAGA